ATTGCATCAACTTCTGTTGGTGCTGGTAGATAAGAAATTACAGCATCAAGTAATGGTTGTACACCTTTGTTTTTAAATGCACTACCACAAAGTACTGGAACAAAATCAAATGCTACTGTACCTTTTCTAATACAAGATTTAATTTGCTCTACTGTTGGTTCTTGTCCTTCTAAATATTGTTCCATTACAGCGTCATCTTGTTCAACAACTGCGTCTAATAATTCTGTTCGATACTTTTCAGCATCTTTTTTCATGTCTTCTGGTATCTCTTGTTCAGTAAATGTTGCTCCTAATTGCTCACCATCCCAAACTATTGCTTTCATTGTAACTAAATCAACAATACCTTTTAAGTTAGCTTCTGCACCAATTGGTAATGTTAGTACAACAGGCGATGCTCCTAATCTTTCTTTAATCATGTCAACACATCTTATAAAGTCAGCACCTGTTCTGTCTAATTTATTTACAAAACATAATCTTGGAACTCTATATTGGTCTGCTAAACGCCAGTTTGTTTCTGATTGTGGTTCTACACCTGCAACTCCATCAAATACTACTACAGCACCATCAAGTACTCTTAATGATCTGTTTACTTCAATGTTAAAATCAATGTGACCTGGTGTATCAATAATGTTAATTCTGTGATCATTCCAAAAAACTGTAGTTGCCGCGGATGTAATTGTTATACCACGTTCTTGTTCTTGTTCCATGTAGTCCGTTGTCGCGGCCCCATCATGTACTTCACCAATTTTATGTGATTTACCGGTATAGTATAAAATTCTTTCAGTTGTAGTTGTTTTACCAGCATCAACGTGTGCAATAATACCTATGTTTCTATATTTGTTTAAGTCTTTTATATTCATTTATATTCGCTTGTATTAAGTGTATAGTTTACTCTATTTATATTTTACCTTCTTTAATCAGCTTCTTACGATTGCTTAAATGCATTTTTTGTACATCATCTTTACTCTGTCCATTGTACACTACTGCGTAGCCTTCGTCAACCATTTTCTGATTAATTGTGGTTTTATCATATATAAACTCACCCAATATGCGACCAAACTTTCCTGTTTTGTCTTTATGAGTTCTTAATACCGCTGATGACCCTACTGGATAGTGGGTTTTTAAATATTGTTTAGATAGTAATCCAAACTTTTTTTCTTCTAAATCTCTTGTTCTTGATTCTGGAGTGTCAATTCCTACTAATCTTACACGTTCTTTATGCATCCATATACCAAATCCTAGATCAATATCAACATCAATTGTGTCACCATCTACTATTCTAAGTATTTTACATCTATATTCGTACATTATTTTTATTAATTAACTTGAGCTAATTGATCTGTATTTTCAATATGTGCTATTTTGTCTTTTATCCAAAGTTTTCTTTTTTTCATTACTGAAAGTTTAGTATTTTCATCACCTTCTGACACTAGTTTTTCAATTGCTATGTGTAATCTTGCGTGTTCGTCTTTTAATTGTTCTAATTCACCATTTACCATTTTACTCGTCTCCTTTATCTTTAGTTTCTACGTCTAAATGTTCAACTGTGTATTCAGAATCATCATCTTTAACTGTTGGTGTAACAATAACTTTAGCACCTTTGCCTTCTAAAAGCTCAAATACTAATGATCCTTCTGACTCTTCGTTGCCTAACATTCCTTTGTCATAAAGGTATTGTGCAAATGCATCTACTACTTCTTGATAAGTTAAATTAAAAACTTTAGAATCTTTGTTATTGTTATTATTGTCTGTCATGTATTGCCTATTATAAGTATTTTCTTATGGTTACTAACCTTACTAACATTTTTGTATCTTCCGTGCTGTATAAATCTTGCATTTTTTCAGCATGACGACATTGATCCATAAACTTTTTATATTCTGCATCTTTGTCCTCTGTAGTATTTAGCCATTCGTCTTTAAAATCACCATATGATTCAGAAATGTTGCTCCAAGGATCTGTTCTTTTTGATCTTAAATCTGTCCACCATGTATATAGAATTCTAATTTCATCTAATGCAGATTGATATGCTGGATTTTTTTTATTTTGTGATTTTAGCCAATCTATTCCGTTAAGTCCGTCCTGTTTACTTCTATGTGAAGTATCTGCTGTCATTTTATATATTTGTGCAATTACGCATTCAACATAATCCACAAGTTGTATAAAGCTCTTATTTAATATTGAATCTCCAAATGTTTCTTTATCATTTGGATCTTTAGCAGATGGAAATAGATTTTTAATTTTACTAAACAATGTCATTATATAATAATACTATATTTTTTAGTAAAAGTCAATTACTTGTCTTTTTTTACTAGAGTAAATTGCTCACTTATATTACCCTGAAAAGAATAACTACCGTAATGATCTAAATCAATTGAAGGATCCATCCAAATTTCTCCTCCCATTTCTTGCCAACGTCTACAAAATGTGTAATCTTCTGATAGATATCTTTTACTAATTGGATCAATCATTGTATCAAACAATGCGTAAAAATATGGATTGTATATTGGGTTGGTGTTTAAATCATTAGTGTATTTTGTTTCTGGATATTTTTCAATCATTTTTTGTATACAAGATTTTTTAATCATCATAAATCCAGTTCCAGAATCTAATACAGGAATAAGGCCATCAACAATTGGAATTTCTTCTTGATCACGATGTTCACGTTTAATATTAATAACATATTGAGCTTGATGCTTTGCTAAATTCCAAGCATTCTCTGAATCATAAGTACTTGCCATTTGATGTACTCCTGGCCAGTTAATTGATTTTTTAGGATATGCTCCTGTTACTACTTCTTTGTCTCTATGTAAAAGTTTAATAATATCTTGAGGATTAAATCCAATATCTGCATCAATGAACATCATATGGGTATACATTGAATTTTCTAAAAACATTGCTGTTAAGGTATTACGAGCTCTAGTAACTAAACTTTCATTTGCAATTGTTGCCAAAGTAAATTGTAAGTTATGATGTTTAAATAAAATAGATAGTTGCGTCATTGCTTTTAAATATGGTTCCCCAACCATTCCACCATAACAAGGCGTAGCAATAAAAACATGATACTTTCTTAATCTTTCTAAATCAACATTTATAGTTTGTTGCATTTCTGGACGTAAAGGAACTCCAGCTTTTTCTTTTTCTTGTTGACTTTGTTTTTCTAATTCAGCTAATTTTTCAGCTTTCTTTTTTTCAAATGCTTTATCTTTTTTACTCATTACTGGTCTCCTGTTCCAGGTTTTTCAGATAGCAATGAAGTTTTGTCTTCTTTATAAGTTTCTGGATCATAATCTTTATGTTCTGGCATTGCATCTTTCTTTTTTGTTATATTTGGCCACTGTTTACTATACATAGTATTTAGTTCTACCCATTTATCAATTTCTTCTTTAGGTTGTGATGTATCTGTATCTGCCTTAATAGCATCTACTGGACATTCTGGTTCACACACTCCACAGTCAATACATTCATCTGGATTAATTGCTAAAAAATTTTCTCCTTCAAAAAAACAATCTACTGGACAAACTTCTACGCAATCTGTGTGCTTACACATTACACATTTATCATTTACATAATACGTCATTTAATATAATATACAATCTTTCTTTAATTTAGTCAACAATTTACACGATTATATCAGTATATTTTGGTCTAGGAGTGTCGGGGTGCTTGTCACTATTTTCTATTATGTCTTTAGCATAACCAAATCCAATTGTAACAACAGGTGTACCTTCAAGTTCTAAAAAGTCTTGCATAAATCCTGCATCAAAACATCCACAAAATCCACTTTGTACATCTAACATTTGAGCTGTAATAATGTTATTCCAACATGACAATCCAATATCCAAAATATCAAGTTGTACAGGATCACTATCAGCAACATAATAAACTAATACTAACGGTGCTAACATTTGACCATTAATATGCTGACTTAAATTTCCTTGTGTTTGCCATTTTATTGCTTCATCATACGATCTTGGAGATCGAGTTACTAAATCATCTGATGTCTCATCATACTTTACTTGGTTTGCTGACATAGTACATACATAATCATATAAACCAACTTTAAGTTTTCTATCATCTAAAGTATTTTTTATTACTTTAACTTTATAATTATATCTGTTATTACAAGAAGGAACATTTGTTGTAGATTCTAAAATTTTTTGTATTTTTTCTTCTTCTAAAGATTTAGGAAGAAATGACTTAAATGTATGTCTTGTGCTTAATAATTTGTCTAATGATTCCATACAAGTATTTATATGGCGGAGAGGGTGAGATTCGAACTCACGATAGAGTTGCCCCTATGCCAGTTTTCAAGACTGGTGCATTCAACCGCTCTGCCACCTCTCCGTATAATAGACACTACGTAAATTTTTTAATAGTTTGTAGTAATCCAAAACCCGCTATACCGGCTGTAATTAAATGTTTTAAACAAGGGTCACTCATTAATCCATCTAACAATCCTGCTATTGCGGCATTAGTAATTTTTTGTATTGCTCCTGCTAAATTTTTTAAATCTTGTAAAATCATATTTGCTAATTGTGTTATAAAACCAATTATACCTGATATTAAATTTAACAGTCCAAGTGCTTGACTTATAAAACCTAAAATTTTAGAAAGTACTGCACCACCTCTTGATATTGCACCAAAAAGATCATCAATAAACTTACAAGGTCCTGTGCCAACTGCGGCCGCGGCTCCTAATGATGTATTAAGTGCATTTAATCCTTGTCCAATTGATAACATTTGTCCAACTGGTTTTGGTAATTGTCCACTAGGTAAATGAAATGATTTATGTTTACCAATCATTCCAAAAAGGTTATTTTGTCCCCAATCGTTTTGCTCAACACCACTTTGTATATTTCCGTGTCTGTGAAAATCATTTAGTATACCATTTACTTGTTGTAATTGATCAACTTCAGCATCATTCATTGGACGACCAAGTTCTGTAACTGTAGCTCTTTCAGATGCATTTGGATTATCCCAACCATGTGGCATAGCATTCATTCCATTCCATCCAGTACCATTACCATTATACAATTTATCTTTTATTGCCGCTTCAGTATCGTAGTTTGGATTTTTCCATGCTGTTTGTGTTTGTATTGAGTTACCATATAAATCTGTTGTATCTTTTAAATCAAAGTATCCATTTTGCAAACTTTCTTTTGCAATAGATCCTAAACTTTGTGATACTGCTGTACCATCAAAATTTGAAAATATACTCGACCCATCACCTGGTAAAACTGTTGACATAATTATTCCTTATCCATTTGCTATCACGTTTGGTGATCCTGCATTTACTTTTATACCACAACTGTAAGAATCTCCAATTCTACCTACTTGTATATTATTTGCAAATACATTTGGAGAACCAGTTGTTAATTGAGTTACGTGTGGAACACACAATATATATCCATGTGGAGTATTTGTATCACCTACTCTGTGTACTGGGATATTATTTGCAAATACTGTTGGCGATCCTGTCGCACATGATCCAGCCGCACACGGCGGATGATTAGTATCTGCGTCACCTATTCTTGCTATTTGTGGCATATCAATTATCCTTTATAGTAGTATTTATTCTACAAATTAAGTAATGATTGATTCTTTTGGTGGTTGTACTATATTAGATATACTTTGTGCGTATGCGTCTTTAGCCTGTGAATTTGCTTTTCCTACAGTAATTATTGTACTTTTTTGAAATTCAAACTCAGTTTCTTTATCAGCCATAATCATAAATTGTGTCATACCAACACCTTTTGCTGTCATTGCCAATGCTAAAGGTTTTTTTACACGATAAGATGTATCAGATTCATCAACAAATGTAGCAATAACTTCGTCACTGCCTACTGTTCTAAATACTACAACTTCATCTTTGTTTAGTTTTTGTTTTAACATTTTTTTCTTTCTTATTATAGTTTAAAGTCTTCAAAAGTTTTATCATCTACGTCTTGTTTTAATCCGCCAATAATATAACTTTCAACTTCTGTTTCTTGTGGTGCAACTTGCATTCCTGCACTTGATAACCAATGTTGCGTCCACGGTAGTGGGTTTTGCGTAGCAGGAATATCATAAATTGGATCAAATCCAATTGCTCTTAATCTTTTATTTGCTGTCCATTCAACATAGTCACCTAATAACTTTGCATTAAGACCAATTATAGATCCATCTTTCATTAAATGACTTGCCCATGCTTTTTCTTCATTAACAGCGTCTTCATACATTTTAACTACATCTTTTTTTGTTTCTTTAATAATTTTTAGCATTTGAGAATCATCGCCTTTTTGCCATGCTTTGATCACGTGTGTAGTTAAATTTAAATGTGTTGCTTCATCTCTAGCAATTAACGAAATAATTTTTGCTGAGCCTTCCATAAGTTTAAGTTCACCAAATGCAAATGTACAAGCAAATGAAACATAAAATCTTAAACCTTCTAAAATATTTACATTTACCATTGCAAGATATAATGCTTTTTTCACATCATATAAATCACCTTTACCTTTAACAAAATAATCTTGAGCCGCTTTTCCAAACTTATCATAATTTTCTGTTACTGATACTGCTCTTTTTAAAATTTCGTCATCATTTAATATAGTGTCAAATACTTCTGCCGGATCAGAATATACGTTTTTCATAATGTGTGTATATGAACGTGAATGAATTGTTTCAAAGAAATCCCAAGTAACAATACACCCTTCTAATTCTGGGTTTGATACATATGGTAAGAACATTAAACTTGGTCCTCTACCTTGTACACTATCTAATAATGTTTGGTATTTTAAATTTGATGTAAAAATATGTTTTTGTTCTGGCCTAAATGTTTGAAAGTCTGCTCTATCTTTTTGCAAACTAACTTCTTCAGGTCTCCAAAAATATCCAAGCATTGTTTGATTAAGTTTATCAAATTGAGGATATTTAAACACATCATATCTTTGGACAGATTGATCTGCTCCAAAAAACATTGGCTCTTTTGTAAAATCTATGTCGTCTCTATTAAATACAGTTTTCATAATTCTATTATACACTCTTTCTCTGTGTTGTCAATACTTATCCTAAATTGAACAAGAGTCGCAATATTCTTCATATTCTTCATCAGAACCTTGGAACTCTGTTCTTTCCATTGGTTGCTGTTTTAATGCTTCATCAATTGTTAATGCAGTTTCATTATCTGTAATGTTTGGCTCTTCGCCTTTAAAATCATATGTATTTTGATAATAACTTGTTTTCCAACCCATTTTATAAGTTGTTAAAAAATCTTTTGTTAGTACACTCATTGGTACTTCATTGTTATCAAAATGCGTTGGATTATAACTCCAGTTACCACTAATTGCTTGATCAAAATACTTTTGCATAACAGCAACTATGTTAATATATCCTTCGTTACTAGGCATATCCCATAGTAGAGTATAATAATCTTTTAGTGTTTTGTACTGTGGTACTATTTGTTTTAATGGTCCTTTTTTGCTTTTTTTAACTGACAAATAATCTCTTGGTGGTTCAATTCCGTTAGTAGCATTACCTACTACTGATGAGCTTTCACTTGGCATTTGTGCTGACAATGTTGAGTGTCTCATGCCATGTGTAGTTACTTCTTTACGTAATTTTTCCCAATTTAATTTTAATTTACTTCCGACAATTTCATCTACATCTTTTTTGTAAGTATCAATTGGAAGAATACCTTTTGAGTATTTTGTTTTCTTAAAGTAATCACACGCACCTTTTTCTTTTGCAAGTTCAACACTTGCTTGTATTAATGCGTATTGAAATGCTTCTGTTAATTCATTTACTACTTTCCAGGCCTCTTTATCTTCAAATTTAACTTTGTGTTTAGCCAAGTAGTGTGCCAAACCAATATAACCAATACCTAAACTTCTTCTTGCTTTTGTAGAAACTTCTGCCGCTTTAATTGGATAACCTTGGTGTTCAATAATTTCATCTAATGCTCTTACTGCCAAATCACATAAATGAGTAAGTTCACCTAAATCTTTTATTAGACCAACATTAATTGCACTTAAAATACACAATGCAATTTCACCTTTACCATCAATATGTTGTAATGGATCTGTTGGCAATGTAATTTCTTGACATAGATTTGACATATTAACTTTGTCTAAAAATGAACTATGATCATTTGAATGATCTAAATTCATAATATATATTCTACCTGTTTCAGCACGTTCTTTTAATACATCACCTATTAATGTACGAGCTTGTATAGTTTTCTTTGGTATTGAATCATCTTGTTCATATTTTTTATATAATGCATCAAATTTCTTTGTACCAAATGCTTCGTAAAGTCCTGGTACTTGATGTGGAGAAAATAATGTAATGTCTCCGCCTTTAATAAATCTTTCATAAAATATTTTTGACATTTGAATTGAATAATCTAATTTACGTACTCTATTATCTTCTGTACCTTTGTTATTTTTAAGTACAAGAATATCTTCAATTTCTTGATGCCAAATAGGGAAATGCACAGTTGCACTACCACCACGTACTCCATTTTGTGTACAACATCTTACAGTTGCTTCAAACTTTTTAAGAAATGGGACAACACCAGTATGTGCTACTTCACCACCCCTAATACGAGAATTAATTCCTCGTATTCTACCTGCATTAATACCAATGCCGGCTCTTTGTGCAATATATCTACCAATTGCCATATCACTAGAAAAAATTGAATTTAATGTATCATCAACATCAACAAGTACACACGAAGCATACTGTCTTAATGGTGTACGTACACCTGCCATTACTGGTGTAGGAATATTAATTTTAAAAGTAGAAACTGCATCATAATATCTTTTTACATATGATAATCTTGTTTCTTTTGGATAGTTACAAAATAAAGTTGCCGCAATCAACATATACATATATTGAGGTGTTTCATATACATTACCTGAACTTCTATCTTGTACAAGATATTTGTCTGAAACTTGTCTTAAACCTGCGTATGTAAAGTTATAATCTCTTTCATGTTTAATATATGAATCTAATCTTTTAAATTCTTCATCATTATACCATTTCATAATTTTTGGATCATACAATCCTTTTTCAACATTTCTACCAACTAAAAATTGTAATGGTACTTGATAGTTTCCATCAATATGTTTTCCAAAAACTTCTTTTCTAATTGTAAACAACAAAAGGCGTGCCGCAACATATTGATAATTTGGTGCTTCTAATGTAATCAAATCATTTGCTGATCTAATTAATATTTCTTGAATTTGTTTTGTTGTCATATTGTCTGAAAATTGTAGCCCAGAATTCATTTCAACTAATGACGGAGATACTCCTGTAAGACCATTACAGGCGGCTTCTGTCATTTTGTGTACTTTGTTGATATCTAATGGTTCTTTTTGACCATTACGTTTTACTATATAGACTTCTTTTTTATTGTTCTGTGCGTTCATTCTTTTTCTTTGCCCGTTGTTAATACTTTTTGTACAAATAATTATACAACTATTTGTAGGATAAAAGCAATAGTTAAATCACTTTTTAACAGGAAAATCTGTTAAAAAATACAACTGCCGGTTATTGTTGTAACCAACGTTCTATTTTATATGATAAGTTAGCAGAGTTTGATCCGTGGCTATTTGCCCACTTCCATCTTAAACTTCCACTGCTTATATCTGCCGCAAAGGACACAGCTGATGTGTCGTCAGTTTCAACGTGATTATCGCTGATTGTTGCCGCAGAACCATCTGTGGCAATCAAAATTGTTCCTACTCTAAATTCATTATTATATTTCAAACTGTAATCAATTTTGTATACGTTTGCTTCTGATGTTTTGTAACTTAAAACTGTTCCGTTGCTATTCGCCGCTAGTGTTTCAGTTCTCATAAATGAAACGTATTGATTAGTTTGATATTGTGGATAACTTGCTTCAGTATAAATTTGTATATTGTTTGCTACACGAGATACTTGACCTCTTGTTTTATTAATAAATCTTGTTATGTTATATGCTTGTTGTGGCGTGTCTAAATCAATTTTTAAATCAGAGTCAATACTAATTGTTCTTACTGGAGAATGTATTGCTGAATTTTCTCCTAAGAAACTATATGTTGTTGGAACGTTAATTGTATTAATACTGTCATTTGTATTTGCAGTTTCTAATGCAGTTTTTTCAGCAGTAGTTACGAACTGTACAAATCCTGTTCCTGTTGTAGCATCAATCCAAACTTGATTGTTTGCTAAATCATTTTTTTGCCATTTATTATAACTTGCTATTGATGTATTAGTTAATTCCCAACTTGCTCTTTTTCTTGTGTGTTCAGTTGTTTGTGCTTCTGTCCATTTAACTACACAAATTTTTGATCCTGCTTCTGGAGCCGTTACAAAGTTAATTTGATAGTTACCACCTGGTTGTACTAAATTATATTCATCGTGTGCCAACGTTGTTGGATTGCCATTTGTATATTTTGTTACTATAATATCAGATGATGTTAAACCACCACCTGCTTTTGGATGTCCTGATGGTAAAGAAACGTTTGCTGAACTTAATGCATAAGAATTTACTTTAGTTCCGTCACCTGTAAATGTTTGTGTACCTGTTAAATTAAAAAATAATAAACCACTTTGGTTTGGTGACGTACCTTTTATAGTTAATAAGTCATCACTAACAAGTTTTTGTGCATTTAAAAAAGGTGTAACTTGTACATCTGAATTTAATAAGTCCTGTGTACCAGCACCTATATAAACTTCTCTTGTATCTGTTGCTAAACCAATTTCTCCATCAGCTAAAGGCTGAGGTAAATCTGCTCTTAAACCACGTCTGTTTTTAATTCTAGTATATGTTGTTGCCACGTTAATACTCCAATATACAACTATTTATTCATTTTGTAATAAGTTTCAACCTTATCAAGCCACTTATCTGTAAATGATTTAAATTCATTACCTTCAACAACAAATTGTTGGTACTGATTATCGTGTGTAACCATGAAAATAACGCCTTTTTGTATGTTTGTGCCATATACTTCATTGTGTGCTAGTGCATAAGCTGATGCCTGCATAAAGTAATCATCAATCCACTCTTTTTTCTTATATTTACGAGCTGTTTTAAAGTCACCTATAGCAGGTTCTCCTTCATGCACACATATTAAATCTGCTGTACCACCGTAAAGTCCTGGAAATACTAAACCTGTTTCTATTCCCCAAACTTCGTCAACATTTTTAAGTCCATCTTCAATTACTGTATCACTTAATATCTTTGCTTGTACATATACTTGATTAGTGCCGGATGGGCGTTCCACACCTTCAATATAACACTCTAGATGTTTGTGCATAATCGTACCTAAGTTAGCTGACTCTGTAACTATACGTTGTGCTTCTGCTTTACCTACACGCTTTTTCCAAGCATTTAAGGCTGTCATATCTTTAGTTTTAGAAAGTATAGAAGTTACTGATGGAACAGGATCTCCTTCAGCATTTACGTAATATCGTTGCCCATCCAAATTTTTTCTTTTGAATTCTGAATATTTAAATTTTTCAATCAATAAAGATTTTGTTGGAGTTAATACTTCATTCATATTTTAATTATAACAATTTTTTTATCTAAAGTCAATTATTTAATGCCAGACTTGGCCGCCTTAGATGCTAGTTTAGAAACTTTGTTTGCTGTATTATCTTGCTTATTAAATGTAGCACTATTAGATGGTGTGTCTAATTTTATTTCACTTGCGTTAGCTGATTTAATTTTTCCATTTGTAGATAAATGTTGTATTAGTGCATCTGTACTCAATGCATGGCCTAGTGATTTTAATTCGCTTGTAAATCCTTGAGTATCTATAGCATCAATATCATTAGCCATCATTGTCACAATGATTTCATTTATGTCAGAATCTAGTTTGCTGACATACTTTGCCTGACCTATAACTTCTTGGATTTTCATTTGGTTAAGCCTTTTTGGCTCTACCTAGTGGCTCTTCTTCAGGACCGCTTGCCGCGTCATCGGCGCCAGTTAAATCATCTGCTGGTGCTTCTAAATCTTCACCATCGTCTGCCATGTCACCTAAATCTGTATCAGTTGCTGACATATCTGATGTTGCAGGAGCTTCGCCTGTTAATTTTAATACTTCGTTGTTAACTGCTTCTTTAGAAGCTTTGATTGATGATAATAAAGTATCTAATTGTGTAGCAACTGCTGTATTAAATGATGCCGCTTCATCGCCACCAAATTGATAAGACATTTGATCAACAATGGCACCAAGCTCGTCATTTTGTAACTTGCCTAAATCTTCAATCATATTTTGTAATTCATCAACAATACTTTTTGCCGCAATTACTATTTCTGCTCTTTCAACTTCTTGTTCTAAAAGTTGTTTAATTTCTGAAACTTTTTCTTCTACTTTATCACCTTGTTTTTTAGCAATTGCTTTTTGTAAGCCTGCTGGTAATTTCTTTTGTTTGTCAGTTAATTCTTCATTCTTTTTTTCTTCTTTATCTTTAACTGCTTTTTTCATTGGTTCTTTTTTATCGCCATCTTTATCCATATCTAAAAAATCTGGTTTTGCTTTTGCTTCTTGTGTTTGTATCATATTTTGAACCGCTTCTTTTAATAATAAAGCCTGTACATACTTTGGATTTGAATTGTATGTATTAAAAGGTAGAGTTGCTTCAAACTCTGCAATTTTTGTCTTTAATGATTTTTTAACATCATATAACTTTTTGATGTCTTGTGTGTCATACACTTTAAAACCATACATGGTTTCTAAAGCTTCGCTAATTTTAGCTACTTTATCTTTTGCTGGTCTATTAAATTCTGATATGTTCATAATGTGTCTACCTTACTAACTATATTTATACTTTTCTTTATTTTTAAGCCGTGTTTTTTTTGAACAATTCAATAATTTTAGCCTTATATTCAAGAGCAAAATCACGGTTTTTTTCAAATTCTTCTGTATTTTTTAATTGTCTTGCGTTATTACCTTCTTTTACAGCATCATAATAGCGTCTTTTATATTGTGTAGCCTTGTCTGAGAATATAGTATACTGCGAATATATGTCGTGTAAATCTGTCATTCTTGGGTCAGTATTTAATACATTATCATTTAAATAATTAACTAAACAAAAAGCCATTTCGTATAATTTTACGTCTAATGCTATATCTTTATTATCATGTATTCTAATAACATCATAACTTTGACGTTTGCCTGTGTAATTTAACTTAATTAAATACCCGCCTATTTTAATACCTTGTGCTGTTTTAGTTGTTTGTAGTGCTGTTTTAAAATTATTTCTATTATCTAAACCAACTTCTACTACTTCTTTTAGTACTGTTTTATCTAACTTATTTAATTGACCTATTAGTTTTTTAAGTCCATCAATTTTTGGTTTTCTACGTTGTGGTTGCTTTTGTTTAGCATCTTGTATAACACGTTCCCAAGCACTAAAAAAATCAGATGCAATTGGATTATCACCTGTCCATTTATCTAATACTCTATAAAAATGTAGGTGTGATTCCATATCGCGAACTGTCATACCTTCAGTTCTTTCACGTACACGTTCTAGCTCTTCAAATCTATATTTTCTTCGTTGTCTAAACATTATAGTTATTATACTACATTTTTTTATTTTTTGCAACTATATCTGCGAATTGTACTATTTCTGCAGATTTGTCAGCTATTTTATCAATAGCATCTTTTGTTTTATCGTCAATTTCTGGTTCTGGTTTGTCTTCTGGTGATGTATCTGTATCGCCAGTTCTACTTCCTGCTGATGAAGTTCCTGATGGTTTTACTGTTCCTTTGCTAGTGTATTCCCCTAATACTTTTTTAGCTACGTCATCTAATTGTGGGAACCCAATATCTAATAATATTTTTTTAGCACTTTCAGGATCTTCTTCATCTACTGCTTTTGCTAGATTCATATAATCTTTAAGCCCTAATGGTTCTGTAAGTGATTTAACTACACTTGTAGGCATATGAACTAATTTACTAACTTTATCAGTAAACTCTGTGGATCTATCTAATCCGTTTATAATATCATCTTTTATACTCATATAATTATTTATCATTAGGTATTTTGGCTATAATTCTATTTTGTTCTACTAGCTCTGATGGATCTCCATTAGTAATTGTTATTTCATTATTAACGTGCCAGTGATATTCAACATTTCTTAATTTTCCGCTATTTTTACATTTTGAATAACATTTGGGAACAGCATCTTCTTTTCTATAATTTGGATTTTTATCATCAAATGTATTTGGTAACACTTTTGTATAATATTCATGTCCTAATATATCTTCCCATGTATTATGAAATATACTATTCCATCCAACTCCATACACTTTATCTAATTCTTGAAGTTTATGATGCGTTTCTACACTTGTATTTCCTTGTAATACATCTGGATTACCTTCGCCATTATAAAGATCATGAAACCAGCAACATGGCCATATTCTTCCGTCAAATCCCATAAATAATTTTTTTTCATGCAAATATAAACACTTAATATGATATTCATTATTTTTTGTTATATTGTTATTACTATATTTTTCTTGTGTAGATGATTTAAAACCTTGTACTACGTTAAATTTTTTAGTAACTACTTTCCCGTCTTGTTTTTCTTTAATATATGATGTCCAATAATCTACATTTCTATTGTTTCTTCTTTCAACAAAATATAGTCCTAACTTTTTAGCTTCTTCTTTTGCTATAGGTAGATCTTTTTCATTGTGTTCAAAAACTATATATTCCCAACTTCCTGATCCACCGGCATTACAAAATGCTTTCATATTTTCTAAAATTTTATCAAAATTTGTATTAACCCTATATAGATGATTTGTTTCTCTATGTCCATCTACACTCCAAGAAACCTCAACACCTAAGTTTGCAAGTCTTTCCCAATATTCTGGTTTTTGCATACCCCCATTTGTGTCTATATGAATAGATTTTGCTTCTGACTCTTTCATATATTCAATAATTTTATGTAAATTATTATGCATAGCCGGATCACCAAACACTCCACAAAATTCAATTCTTTTATTTTTTAATGCTTGTTTAGGAATACGATTAATAAAAGCTTCAGCAGATAAATCTGTTATTGATATTCCAGGATGAGTTTCACCATTGTATGTTCGAGAACATCCAGGACATCTGGCATTACATTTTGAAGTGATTTCTATTTCTAATCTATTATATGTATCGTAAACTGTCATGACGTATGTATTTAACGTCTGAGTGCTCTGTTCATTTTTGCAACACGTCTAGACGCTGGATTAAATCTTTTTGTTCTTAGTGCTTTACGGATAATTCTTTGTCCCATTCTTGCTCTTGTTTTTTTAAGTGTAAATCTTTTTTTAATATCTAATGGAGCACCACATACACTAGGATTAGAAACAATACGTCCTTTTTTTCTACCAAAAGTACATCTGTATTTTTTAACTACTTTTGTACCTTTACGTCCAAATATCAAACGTGCTTCATCTATATCCTGGCTGTATACTTCTGCTACTTGCATTATTTAAAGTTCCCATATACAATTGTAAATAACGTTGTTAACAATGTAATAAACAATGTACCCATAGACCAAATAATAATTTTTTCAATTTTACTAAACTGTTGATCAGTTCGTTCTTCCATTCTGTCCATACGTACATCTACTTTATCAAAACGTTTTTGAATTTCAGTATGTCTTTCATGTGATACAACAACATGAGTTTCTAAGTTACTAGATTCTAAATGTGTTTGTGCATCGCTAATTACTCTTGGTTTATTTTGTTCCATATTATAGTGTCTCCGACTGTGTAAATTCTAAATTTTTTGATCCACCTGTTGTTGATACTGTTCCGCCATTTAAAACTATTCCATCAAATTGATCAATTAATGCTTGTACTGAATTACCATTTCTTGAAAATACATCAGGATGTTCAACAGCAAATTTAAAAATATATCCTGCTCCTGTTAATGATGGTGCACCGTTGGCATCTAAATCACTAACACCTACAGGATCATTAGAAATAATTACCTGAGAAAAACCTGCAACTAATTGTACCATTGCGTCAAAGTCTTTTTGAGTAGCATCAGTGTAATCCCCAGTCATAGTTATATTTGTTTTAGTATATAACGTATAAAACTGTAAATTGTTACTAATAAACTCTCCACCTCTAGCGGCACCATTAATTCGTACTGTCATTATTTTTTACCTCTATTTGAAAAATTAAATTTTTTATCTGCGTAACTTGGTGTTTTACCACGCCCAAGTTTATAACCTAAATATGCACCTGCCAATGCCGCACCAACTGCCATTGCTTTTGATGTTTTAACTTTATCTCCGCCATCAACAAAATCACGTTCACGTGCTAGTTTTTGGATATATGTTGTTAGTGATGACTTAGAAGCATTTGTTCTAAAGTATGTTAGTAAACTAGAAACTAATGTTCTTTTTTCTCTTGTTTTTAAATTTTCCCAATCACCTGCTAAACGTTTCATAGAACGTAACTTACTGTTTGAAATATACAATGCTCCTTGCATTCTCATTAGCATACGTTGTTCAGCATTTGTATTTGCATTAGATGATGCAATATGATTTAAAAAATCTCTAAATGGCATTGTATCACCTTTTAATCTGTCCGTTAAAATTTTGCTGTTTCTTTCATCTGCAAATTGTATAATTGAACCTTTACCATATAAGGCGTGTAACATTACATATAAGTCTGTTCCATTTGATCTAAAATAATCAAAGTTTCTATAACTTGATGTTCTCATTGCGTAGCTCTTTGCCACTGATGTGTACTTGAATTCTCTGTTCATTACTTGTAAAGCAATTGCATGAGCAAATATCAAATCAGCCATTTCACGTGCTGAATATTGTGATACGCTATGTCTTGATTTAAACATTCTTGCTTCTGTAAGTAAATCACTAACAAAATCTAATTCTATACCTTCTTGTTTCATAAAATTTTTCCTACTAAAATCTAATCTATCCACAACTTTTATTGCATTTCCTATATGGTCAACTGCAACAAAACCTTCTGGATCTCTTACTTTTAATTCATCTCCATTTTGCTCAAAACTATCAATTGCTTTAATATTTGACAGTTTCTTGTATAATATGTCTTTTACACCACCTAATTTTAGCCAAATAGAATAAAAAGCTAACATATTATTCTTATTAGTATTTAAGTAATTTAAGCCAATTTGTAGGGCATTTAAACGTCTTTGTCCAGCAGGTCCATCACGTCCTGTTTTTAATTGTGCTATTTTATCTTCTGCTCTTTTTGTATAATCAGCTAAAAATTGATTAAAAAATTGTTCTGGATTTTGTTGTATAGAGTTCTGTTTTATATTGTTATTCATATTGGCCGCAATGTTTATTTTCAAATCATTGCCTGCATCTGACCCATCTAAAAATTCAAATGCATTTCCTACACTATTTAAATCTTTTTGTATGTTAGCAATTGCTGAATCAACTGCCGCTGATTCTTTTGCTGTCATAGTTGCCATACCAGAATAATCTTTTATGTAAGCATCATCAAACCAAACATCTGCTGTAGGTGTTAAATCTGATAAATTAACTCTAAATGATGCTGTCATATTTTCTAAACTATCACCTTCGTATGATGTATGAAAAACAATACCAACTTTTGCTCTATTAATTTTTTGCCCTATTTCTGAATTAGTAGGTACTGCATATATAATTTCATTTGGTTGAAACGTTGTATATGTTTCACCTTCGTATGATTTTTGTTGTAAATCACCATCTGTAAACATTAAATCACCTTGTAGTACTCCTTTAATGTTTAACTTTTCTAAATGCTTAAACGTTAATCTTAATTTACCACGTAAACCACTTTTATCTATAGTTTCACCTTTTTGCATTGTGTCTGCATGATTTACAGATATGTCTTTCATAGACTTATTTAATTTTGCATCTTTATTAAAAACACCTTTAGTACCAACAAAAAACTTTCCATCTTTAGGATCTGTACCGCAAACTATTGCTGGAGAACCATCCCACTTTGTTGTAATATTAAGTTTTTTGGACGAATGACCTTTTACTATTTTTGCTAAACCTTTTAAAAAACCAATAGCCTGAACTGCACCTTTTTTACCACTAAAAAGACTTAAATCTTCTAAGTGTGTTAAGTGCGTATTAATATTTTCATCGAGTTGAATATCATTAATTTTCATTTTTATTCTGTAAAACCCTTCTAATACCGCGTTCAAATTTAGCAGGGTCACCACTCTTAATACTGTTAACTAGACGCCTAGTTAACTCGCCAGCAGTTTCTTGATCATATGATTCATGTAGCATATCTATAAGATTTATTGCTGAAGAAATAACGTGACCGGCTCTTGATTCGATCAGAGACTCTTTGTGTGTTTGAGGTATAACTTGGCTGATTTCTTCAAGTATAGATCTTGTATTTCTTTTACTCACAATTAGGTCTCCTAAATTTTATACTATTATTTATTATAAAAAGAAGCCTATAAAACTGTGTATTATAATTCTTCAGTGTCATCTAATGCTGTTCTCCTAGTTTTTAACATACTACGTAGGTTTGCTACTTGTTCTACTTGTTGAACCACCTGTGCACCTTGATTTTCAGCTGGTTTTGGCTTAATTGTACTAGTTCTTTTCTTAATAGTACTTGCCATATTTGATGTTGTCATGTTATCATCTTCAGCCATTTGTTCTTCAGTTAAGTCTGTAATTCTTAAGGTATCTATATTAAATGCCAAGTTGATTTTAGTTCCAACTCCGCCACTTGATCTTGTTTTCATTAATTGTATCATATATCTACCACGTTCACGCATAGCTCTACTAGTTTGAATCCCTATTACGTTATCTGCTGTTTGTACTTTACTTAAACCAC